GTCCAGACCGAGCGCAGGTTGCGGCCGGCTAAGAGTTCCGCACTTACGGCGTCATGGCGATCCCGATGGTACGCTTTCCCGACCAGGCGCGGGGCGCCGCCATTGCCAAACCGCTCTACCGTCCCCGGCGCTGATGGCTCCCGCACGGCGTCGGCGTCGTAGAAGTACCGCGCGGATTTCGTGAGCAAAAACACGTACTCATGGGCCTTCGTCGGGCGGTCTGTGACCGACTCGGGCATCGGGTTCGGCTTGTGCCAGATGATGTCCGCGCGCAGGTACCAGCCGTCCGCTTGGAGGGCCAGCGCGAGCCGCCACGGCTGGCCGACAAGGTCCTTTGGCTTGAGATTCTGAACAGAGATCCTACGTGTCTGGCCTTGTCCGCGATGGCTTGAAGGAGCACCGCCGCGCTCGTAGGTCGCCCCTTGTCCGTTGAAATAGCGTTGAGGATGGTCACTCGGCGGACTCGCATAGCTATCCCCGAGATTCAGCCAGAGCGTCCCGTCGTCGCGCAGCACCCGGCGGACCTCCCGGAAGACCTCGACCATCGTCGCCAGCCACGCCTCCGGGGTGGGCTCGAGGCCGATCTGGCCCTCCACGCCATAGTCGCGGAGCCCCCAATAGGGCGGGCTCGTGACGACGCAGTGGACGCTGGCCTCGGGGAGCGTCGGCAGCACGGCACGGCAATCGCCCTCGTAGAGCGTCAATCCCGCGTCGTCGACGAGCGCCCCCATGCCCTGCGGGCGGGCCCGTGTAGCAGAGCGTGGGGGCGAGGGCCAGCCCGGAATGGGTGGGCGGCGCCTGGCTGCGGGACCGGGCGCCGCCCCAGCGTGGATCGAGCGATGGCGGGGCCGAGTATAGTTGACAGGCGGGGGGGTGCAATGGCACACGGGCCGCCCCGAGGTGGCCTGGTACTTTACCGAACCGCGGCGGGAGCGGCGGCCGCTCGATCCGGTCGGCGGCGGGGTTGGGACGCCGGGGCCGCCCGGGCCGACGGGGCCCGCGGGGCCGCAGGGGCCCCAAGGGGCCACCGGAGCCACCGGGCCGCAGGGGGCCACCGGAGCGACCGGCGCTCAAGGCCCGACGGGGGCGACCGGGGCCCAGGGCCCAGCGGGGCAAGGGGTGCCCACCGGGGGGACGACGGGCCAAGTGCTCGCGAAGTCAAGCGGCACGGACTATGCTACGGGCTGGGTGACGCCCGTCGGTCAGTGGAAGTGAGGCATGCCGAACGGGCCGAGCGGGCCGCCGCAGGTCGTCGTGCCCGGGGCCGGGTGGGTGGACATCGCCTCGCGGGTCATCGTGCAAGTCGGCTTTCCCGTCGTCGTCGCCGGCGTGCTGCTGTGGTACGTGCTCGGCAACTTTCAGAAGGACGTGGGGTCGATCGCGACGCGCATGGGCAACAACACCGAGGCCATCGCGCGGCTGATCGCGGCCGAGGAGGGCATCTTGAAGGAGCTCCGCGGGCAAACCGAGGAGATCAACGCGCAGACGCAGTTCTTGCGCACGCTCGCCGACCGGTCGGGGCGCATTCTCGAGATCCAGGAGGAGCGCCAGCGCATGCTCAAGGGGAAAACACCGTAGCGGGGGGTCCCATGCCCGTGCATCGCACGTATTTCTTCGATTCGGTGCGGTTTTACCTCGATTCCAACCAAAGTTTGGTACAAGATCAGGTCTACGGGCTCAATTTGCTCCTCGATTTCTACGAAACGGTGGGAATTGAGGGCGCAGCGACCTATGAGGACCGCTATTTTGCCTATATTTTGGCCACGGCGTGGCATGAGACGGCCTTTACCGTCCAACCGATCGCCGAATACGGCAAAGGGGCCGGCAAACCGTACGGCGTGCCCGCCGGACCCTACAATCAGGTCTATTACGGCCGCGGCTTCATCCAGTTGACCTGGTACGACAACTACCAGCGGCAAGACGCCAAGCTCGGGCTCGGTGGCGACCTGGTGAAGACGCCGGATCTGGCGCTTGACCCCGAGGTGGCGACGCAGATTCTCTTTGCGGGCATGTTGGACGGCGACTTCACCGGGAAGAAACTCGCCGACTACTTCACCGCCGATACGACGGACTGGTACAATGCCCGCCGCATCGTGAACGCGACCGATCAGGCGTCGACGATCGCCGGCTACGGAGAGAAATTCTTGAATGCGATTGCGCACACATTCGCGCCGCCGCGTGCGTAAGGAGTATGCGCCGATGACGACCGAGAAGCGCCCCGAGGACGAGGTCCCACCGCCCGCACCGCCCGAGGACGAGGAGGAGACGAAGAAGCTCGAGGACCCCGAGCCCGAGACGCCCGAGGACGCCTCGGCGTAAGCGATGCCGTTTCTCGGCGCCCGCGGGGCCGCGCCCGACCCGCGGGGCACCGCCGCGCAGCCGATGCCGGGCGTCACCGAGTGGCGCTGTCCGCGCAACGGCGTGCACGTCGTCGAGGTCCATTACACCGCCGACCCGGCGAAGCGGGACCCGGCGTGGAAGCGCGAGGCCATGCGCGGCATGCCGCCACGCGGCTGGCAGCGCGAGATGGAGATTGCCTTCGATCTCGCCGCCGGCGAGCCGGTGTTGCCCGAGTACGTGCCCGCCGAGATGCGCCGCCCGTTTCCCGTCAACCAGGGCGCGCGGCTCCTCCGGGGATGGGACTTTGGCCAGGTGTGCCCGGTGACGCTCTTTGCGCAGCTCGACCTCCACGGGCGCTTGGGGTTTGTCGCCGAGCTCGTGCTCGAGCATGCGAACCTGACGACGCAGATCGAGGCCACCAAGGCGATGACGCTCGAGCTGGTCGGACCCGGGGCCAACTGCTTTGACGCGGGCGACCCCGAGGCGCTCCATGAGATGGAGCTCGGGTCGATTCGCGCCGTGCTCCTGAAGCACGGCATCATCTTGCAGACCTTCGCCGGCCACAGCGACACGTCGTACAACAACTTGCGGGACCGCCTCTTGCGGCGCGTGCGCATCCCGGGCGAGGACCTCCCGAGTCCGGCGCTGATCGTCGACCCGCGGTGCCCGATTCTCCATAGTGCGCTCTCGGGGGGCTTTGCGCGGCACGAGAAGACGGGCAAGCCGATGCCGCTCCACCCGTATAAGGACATCGTCGACGCGGCGAGGTACCTCAACGATAACTTGCAGGGCTCGGCCTCGGAGTGGTTGCAGAAGCTTCAAGCGATCGCGAAAGCCGACGCGGCGTGGTGACGCGGGCCGCGACCGTGGCGCTCGTGGTGGCCGTCGCGGCCGTGTCATTCGCCTTGGGTCGGGTGTACGGCATCCTCGAGACAGTCCATCGCCTCATGGATTGACGAGCCGGGGGGCCGCCCGCTACACGGGCCCGCCCGAGGCTCTATGTGGCGACTCGGGCTTGCGGCGCTCCTCGTGGCGTCCACCGCACCGGCGGCAACCTGGACGTGCACGGCGACGGCGGTGGCGACCCCGAGCCAGCTTGTCTTGAGTCGGTGCACCGCGAGCGGCACGTACACGGCGGGTGGCGACGCGCTTGCCGAGGGGCCGAGCAAGGCGCTCTGCGGCCGCGTCGAGCGCCTCCCCGCGGGCGGGGTGCATACGACCGCCGAGAGCGCGACGACCGGGGAGGCCTACGTCGTCATCCTCGGCAAGCAGACGCAGCACGTCTACCTGGCTACGTCGGCCAAGGTTGGGCCCGAGTATGCCCTCGGCGAGGTCGCGGGGGGGACGTCAATCGACGGCGCGACCTTCACGGCGCTCACCCTGTGTAAGTGATGGCTCGCCGCGCTGCCGGAGGAGCCGCCGAGAAGACGCTTGGCCCGGGCCGCGGCGAGGCGCCCAAGAATCTCGCCCTCGATCCCGACATCGTCTCCCGCGTCCGCCAAGAGCTCGTGCCCTTGGTCCGTCGCACGCGGCAAGACCGCCAGGTCCTCCGCGAGCGGTGGCTCCGCTACTACCGCATTTGGAGCGTGCGGCACGATCAGCAGGGCTACCGCGGCCGCACCAATACCTATTTCCCGCTCGGGCGCCGGTGGATCGAGCAATGGGTCACGCGGCTCAAGCGCGACCTCTTTCCCGACCAAGACTGGTTTGCGTGCCGTGCTTTGCGGGAAGACTTCGAGGCGCGCGTGCCTGCCAAGGTGGCGCTGCAGAAGTACTGGATGCGCCGCCACATGCGGCTCCGCGCGCATTCCCTGCCGTGGCTCCGCCAGCTCGTCATGTATGGCACCTCCCCCGTCCGCAACGTCTGGCGCGCGGTCGAGCACGAGCAAACCGTGCTCCGCGATGTCATGGACGACGACGGCTCGCCCTCGGGCCGCACGATCGAGCAAGTCGAGAAGGTCGCCGACTTTCTCGGGCCGACCTTCGAGCCCGTCGACCTCTTCGCGTTCTACGTCTGGCCCCCGACCGCCGACGGGCTCTCCGCCGCGACGCTCGCCTTTGAAGATCGCTGCGTGCCCCGGAGCCGCGTCTATGCGCTCGCCGAGCGCCCGCTGGATCCCTCCGACCCGAAAGCGGGGAACGTCTATGAGGGGGTCAACGTCCTGACCGACCTCTACGATGCGGCCATCGCGAACCGCACAGGGGGCGGGGGGCGCAACCCCGAGAAGTACGACGCGCTCGCCCAGCGCCTCGCCGACAAGGGGTTCACCGCCCCGCTCGATTCCAACATCCCCGCGGCGCTCCGCCCGCTCGATCTGACCGAGTGCATGTGGACGGTCGATCTCGAGGACGACGACCCGGCGCCGTATCTGGTGACGCTCGGCGCCGACGAGATCCCGCTCCGCGTGCAGCGCCGCCCCTTTTTCCATGGCGGCTCGCAGTGGCTCTGTGGCCGCTTCGTCCAGGTCGCCGAGGAGTTCTACGGCCGCGGCCTCTGCGAGCTCTTTGACTACATGCAGTATTTCGTCAACGACTTGGGCAACCAGTCGGGCGACGCGTTTATCTGGTCGACGAACCCGATTGCGGTCATCGACATCGGCGCCGTCCAGGATCCGACGTCGCTGCGGATGGCGCCCGGCGCCAAGTGGCTCGCCAACCCCGCCGGCGTCCAGTTCACGACGCCCCCGCAGGGCGCCGCGCAAGCGGGCTTTGAGGCCGTCTCCAACTACGTCGGGCTCGCCGATACGCTGGTCGCGCCGACGCCCGCGCGGCCCGTCGGCACCGTCTCCCAGCAAGGGGCGCAAGATTCCGCGGGGCTCGCCGCCCAGCTCGCCGATAGCGCCGTCGACCTCCGCGCCGTCGTCGAGAACTTGGAAGACGACGTCATGGTGCCGCTCCTCGAGCGCTCCGACATTCTCACGCAACAGTGCCTCGACCGCGACATCATCTTAAAGGTGGCCGGCGCCGACGGGCTCGAGCTCGTCGAGCATCCGATCACGGTCGCCGATCTCGTCGGTGAGTACGAGTGGGAATGGCTCGGCACCACCAACGCGCTGAATCAGCAGGTGCGCGCCCAGCAGATGGTGCAAGGCATCGCGCTCTTGACGCAAGTGCCGCAGGATCAGTTGGGGGCCCAGGGCGTCACCATCGATTGGCCGTACGTGCTGCGGACGTTCTGGTCGGTGGGGCTCGGGCTCCCCGACGCCGACCGCGTCATCAAGACCGCCAAGCTCGAGCCCTCTGACTGGCGGTGGGAGAACGCGCTCGCCCGCGTCAATCGGGCGGACGAGCTCCGCGTCTCCCCGCAAGACGACCACACCGCCCACGTCCAGGGGCATCAGCATCTCTTAGAGAGCGATTCCTTGACCGAGGACGCCCGCGTCGGGCTCCAAGCGCACGTGCACCAGCACGTCGGCCTCCAGATTGCCGCCGAGGCGCAAGCCCTCTCGCAGAGTCTTGCGCAGCTCGCCGGGCCCGGTGCACCGCCCCCGGGCATGGGACCCCCGGGCGCTCCGCCTCCCGGCCCGCTGCCGGGCGCCCCTCCGGGCGGGCTCCCGGGGGGTCCGCCGCCCGGCCCCCCGCCCGGGGCCGCCGGCCCGCCCCCGATGCCACCGCCGGGGCCACCCCCGATGGCGCCGCCGCCGGTGCCGCCCGTGGCGCCGCAGGGCTTCATGCCCGGGGTGCCCGGGGCCGGGGTCAACGCGCTCGCCCGGCTCTTGGGACCCCCGACGGGCCCGCGAGCAGGACCCGCCCGGCCGCATAGCGACGCCCGCGACCGGGCCAAGGCCGTGCTCGGCATCCGGCCGCCGGCGCCGCTCGGCCAGGGCCGCGTCGGGAAGACCCGGAACATGGCCGACCTCTTCCGCGGGCTCCCGCGGCTGCCGCGACAGTAATAGGAGGAGACGCATGGCGTCAAAAGGGACCCTCTTCGGGAAGCCCCGCGAGGAGGTCGTGAAGCGTCCCGGGGCGTTCACCGCCAAGGCCAAGGCCGCCGGGAAGTCGACCGCGGGGTTTGCGTCGCAGGTCTTGAAGGAAGGCTCCAAGGCGTCGACCCGCACCAAGAAGCAAGCCGCGCTGGCGCAGACCTTCGCCAAGCTGCGGGCGGGGAAGGCCAAGTTCCTCGTGCCGCTCCTCCTCGTCGGGGCGCTCGACGCCCGGGCCGCCACGATGTCGTGTGCCTCGGGCACGCTGACCCCGAGCGCCGTCACCGCCACGGGGCCCTCGGCCAACGTGCTGGTCGCCCGGGCGGCGCCGGCGGTGGCGTTCCAAGCCGTGCGCACGGCGGGGACGGCGACGGTGCAGATCGAGATCTCGTGCGACGGGACCAACTGGGCCGCGGTATCCAGCGGCAGCATGTCGGTCGACGGCACGACGACGACCGCGGCGGTCTCCGTCTTGTCGCCGACGTGCACCTATCGGGCCAACGTGACGACGTGCACGACGTGCTCGGTCACCGTCCTCTATGCGTGCTCGGGGGCGTAGCGCCGTCCTCGTCGGCCTCCTCCTCGCGGCGAGCGCGGCGGCGCAACCCTCCCGGTCTGGCTGCGGCCCGACGGCGGCGGGGTGCGGGCCCGGGGCGGCCCGTCTCCCGGGCGGCTCGGTCACGACGACGACGGTGCCGCTCGTCGGCGCGCCCCCGTCGTGGGTGCCGTCCATGACGGCCGCCTGGATGCTCGACGAGGCGTCGGGGACCCGGGTCAACGCGCAGGGCACGAGCTCCCGTAACCTCACTGAGTGCAGCGCCATGGCGAACAACACGACGCAGAAGATGGAGGGCACGGCGTCGGCGGAGGTGAACAACACGTGCCTCGCCACGAGCGACGCGGCGCTCGCGAATCTGTCGCCGCCGTTCACGTGCCTCATGTGGATGCGCTACACCGACGGCGCCGGGGGCACGGTGCACGTGATGGAGAACGGCTTTACCGACGGCTTCGCGATCGATTACAACACGACGCCCCTCACGCTGGCGATTGTGACGCGCACCGCCGCCGCGCTCGATACCTATACGAGCACGCTGACGGTCGCCTTCAATACGTGGGCGCACGTCGGCATCCGGCGCACGGCCACCACGAGCGTGCTGTTTCTCAACGGGAAACTCGAGGGCCAGAAGGTGCAGCCGATCGGCGCCCCCGCCTCCGGGCCCTTCCACCTCTCGAGTACGACCAATGCCTTTTTTGCGGGCGAGTTCGATGAGGCGGTCTGTACCACCGTCGCGCTCTCAGACGCCGCCGTTTGCCGTGTTTGCTCGTGCGGCGTGCGGGGCGAGCAATGCACGTGCAACGGGGCGGCGTTTACCTCGAGCGGGCGCAACGCGACCGCGTGCGGCTCGTGCACGCTCCCCGCCGATTGCGCGGCGACGACGCCGCCCTGAGGAGGAGAGATGCCACTGATTCAATTGATCGTGGTCCTGATCGTGATCGGCTTGATCCTCTACCTCGTCGAGACGCTCTTGCCGATTGATCCGACGATCAAGCAGATCATCCGAGTGGTCATCGTGATTGCCGTGATTTTGTGGCTGCTCTCCTTGGTCGGGCTCATTCCCGCGCGTATGACGTTCCTCGGCCCGCGGCGGTTCCTCACCTGACCGGCCGGCCCTCTTGACAACCCCCCGGGGGCAAACGCTACACGGGCCCGCCCGGAATGGCACGCAAACGCGGGCTCCCGCCGGGCAAAGGCAAAGGCAAGGCGCTGGTGCCGCCGATCAAAGGTGGCGCACCCCCCGCCGGGCCGCCGCCCCGTCCGGTGCGCGGCCGCATCGCGGTTGCCGTTCCGGTCGTCGGCATCGCCAAGCCGCGGGGCATGGGCCCGCCCCCACCGGGCCGCGGTGCCCCGCCGCGCATGACGCCACCCCGCGGCCAGATGGCCCCCGAAACCCCTCGCGCGGAACGCCTCGAGGCATCCCCCCCAC